TTTTCCTTGGTTAAAAAGGGTTAAAGAAAAAGGTCGATTAAAAAAGAGGGAGGGAGAGATGGAGGGCTGATTTGCCTATTCACCATTCAAAAATTTTTAGTAGTAAAATAAATATGTAATATTAACCTCTCCTCACCGATTGCTACGTCCTACTATCCTCTCTCTTGTCCGTATCCTCTCCACTCATACCCAATTAAAAAATGGAATACATTCTTCCATGTCCCAATTCCTCCATTCACCATTCATAATAATTCGATATAATTCATATTATCTCCCCTATGCCTTGGTACATAAGGATTTATATAATTCAAATTAAATCGTATTTTTAAGTTCTGTGTATTCTACTGTATGAATGGGTATACGAAGTATGCCCATGAATACTAGTAGAATATTATTCTCTGCGAGTGATAACGAGTTAAGAGAATAATCCTATCTCTGGTACTAAATGACTCTATCTCTATCCTATGAGCTCATATAGGACTCTATTTTATCTCCCTAGTACAATACTCCTCAGAAGACACTAAAATCGAATACAGGGCTTTCTATGAGCTCTCATAAAGCACTACTCTGTACCATAAGGTACTACTATAATGCCCTAATACTGACACAGGGGATTTATATGAGTACAAGAATGACCTTTTCTCTATCGCTATGCATATGGCTCTTTCCCTTGTGGCTCTAGGTTTTGGAGCTCTCCTGTGTTATGTATTATTCATAATTCTGGGTATATATTTATCTCCTTGCATATTACACAGAAGGCTCTATAAGACACAGGAAATACCTTTCCTCTCTCCAAGGCTATGACAATGACACAGGGCTGTATATTACTTAGTGAAATAATACTACGAGCTCTGCGAGGAGTATTATGAGCTTAGTAATATAACAAAGACAACGAGCCCTGCGAGGAAGTCTGCGTTAGTCTTCCAAAGATAACCTTCCACGAATACGCAGTATGAGTTGAAGGGTTATCCTGTGCCCTTATTATGGTACTAAAATAGCCTCTCAATTTTCAAAATGAATATAGTATAATTTATTTATAGATATTTTAGTATAATATTAAATTTGTGCATTTTCTATGATTACCCTGTGGATAACTCTTATAAAGCCCGTCACTAAGCCATTTCACAATTTCACAATGTTATCAAAAAGTAACATAACTCAATTTTGTAATTTATTTGTAACAAAAACTGTGGATAACTACCCATTTCTGTGGATAACTTGAAGGGTATTATAGCATAATAAATTAGTTTAAGAAAAGTTATGTAACATTTTTAAGAAAAACTGATACTATTCTACTGTCCTCTACATATACTTTATACCTAGTTACATAGATTTATTACTCATTTATCCATCTAACTATAATATTTACCTCTTTATCTTACTAAATTTACTAGTTTTATGCAAAATTATGGATATTTCGTGCATAAAGTGGGGGTAAAATGCATAAAATAAAAAGTGTAGTGTCTGAGTTGACAAAATGCCCAAAAATCGTTATACTTGCAGTATCAGTGCGGCGGTGTTGTATGATGTGGTATGTATATAAATTATACTAATGAATATGATACTAATAATATGCATAATTGATATTCATTTATATAATATATAATTCTTAGTGAATAAACATAGCCTCGCTATGTTTATGAGCTTAGAATTATATTATCTACCCTGAGTGTAACGAAGGAGTAGATAATAGGTGATAGAGTATAGAGTAAAGAAATAGGACCTGTGATAGGTCCTTTTATCTATATTCAATTTTAAGGTACTGTACGGTATCATCAAAGTCCTCAATAAACTCCTTAGATATTCTCTCCTGTGTGGCTGTGTCCTTGAACTTCTTAATAAAGAAATTTACATTCCTTGTGCCAATGATTGTAGCCTCAGATAATCCATAGTATTCCATTTGCCACTGTGCAAATTCATCTATTTCCTCAGACGGACTACTCCACCACCAATATAACACAGTGTTGGTTAAGCCAAAGTGCTCTCTAGCCTGTGCAGTTCCTCCGAAGACTCGCTTGAAGGCTTTCAGGCAGTCGGCTTTTAGTGTAGGATAGAATATGAACTCTCCTCTGTCCCCTATGAGCTCGAAATAGCGCTCTAGGTACTCTATATACGCCTCAATCCATTCCGTAGGGTTATCACCCTTGAACTTCCTATACCAGCGTCCTAGCTGTGCCCCTGTAATCATCTTTTGCCCTTCCTGAAACACAGAGAGCGTTTTATAGTCAATATCCCAAAGTGGAATTTGGCTAAAAATCTTCTGCACAGGGATTTTATGTACTGTGAAGTCTACCTCATCTCTAACCAGCTCATCTAGCCGGCTAAAGAACATAGAACACACGAAGTCCTCACCTAGGAGCTCTACCAAAAGCTTCACACGGGTTGAGTTTACCTTAAACACCCCTGTGCCTGCTAGGAGCTCTGTGTGGATAATTGACCAGTGTGTCTTGTGTGCGACTAGTTCACTCTTGTATTCCTTGAGATTGCTAAGTAATACTCGGCTATAGTTAGGTATCACAGAGACGTGTACCTGTTTCCCATAGCGCTTAGAGTAAATATCCTCAAATTGCTGTCTAGCCGACTCCATGAGCTCATCTAAGTCAAACTTCCCTGTGTCATATAAATTTAGTAAAAATTCTGAGGTCACAGGTTTTTCAAGTTTATTTCTCCGATAGACCTCGTTGGATTTGATGTGTGAAAAAATATAAGTCATATAAATACCTCCTGACTATATTGTACCACATTCGGTTAGAGAACACAATACATTTTCAATACATTTAGCAAAGTACAGATAATAGCATATCAGAAAATTAGAACACAGGGAAGGAAGGGGCTAAGTCACCCCTGTGACCTTTCTTGAGATAAGCCTTCTCTGTGACCTTTCCTATAGCTCTATAGTAAAGTACAGATAATACAGTATAAAGAAGAGCTCTAAGAGCTATGTGTATTTCTTTAACTTGTATTATCTGTACTTTGCTAAAAAGCGAGATTTTTACTTGCACTGCCCTGTGACTTATGGTATTATAGATACATAGCTCAGGAGGAAGTATGTTACTCAGTCTCGACATTTCAACACGTTCAACAGGATACGCCATTCTTGACCACAATGGAAAAGTGGTTACCCATAATGTTATCTCCCCTCGCAACGATAGTTACCTAGAACGTGCACAGGAAATGGCTGAGCAGGTAAGACTTCTTCTGCATAGCTACCCAATAAAACGGGTAATTATAGAAGAGCTAAAAGTTCTCAGAAATCAAAAGACCCTTGTGTGTTTGGCTATAACACAGGGAGTGATTATTAGAGAGCTTAATGATTTAGCTATCAACTTTGTTGGTCCTTCGGTCTGGCGCAAGTTATTTAAGTTATCTGGTCTCAAACGAGCCGAGGCTAAGAAACATGCAATAAGCTTGTGCAGACGGAAGGGGCATGATGTAATCTGCGATGACGACGCAGAAGCGATACTGATTGGAGAATATTTTTATGAAAGTACAAGTAGTGACATCTACAAAAACTTACGAAGTACCAGAAGGGCTACTGCCAAAAGTAGAGCAAAATAATTCTGAGAAAGTGCTCCGTGTGAATTTATCTGACACAGAAGAGCTTGTGTGTTATAACTTGCAGATGTATGAGCTAAAAGATGGAGTCCTAAGTTACTACTGTGTTCCATCAAATATTATTTACGAAGAAGGGAAACCTTTGGAGTATAAAATACAATCGTTATTAGGCATGGGGTAGGAAGACTTTTGCTATAAACCTTTTCATATTACCTTTCTATTACTACCAGACCTACCCCATTCTTTATTATTATATGGATTAAAGGAGCAGTGCGGTGCGATACTTTAATGACAACTATCTTGTAGATGAGTATGGAGCTCTCTACAGTATATTTAGAGGGAAGCTTAAGAAACTCAAACCTTATAGAAATCAGAATGGATACCTCATGTATCGTATAAGGGAAAATGGGAAGACTAAAGCATATTCCTCACACTATTTAAGCTATTATGTGAATGTTGAAAGATTTTCTTCCAAAGATGGTTTACAAATAGACCATATAGATGGTAATAAGGACAATAACCACTTTTCAAACTTGAGAAGGGTTACTCCGAAAGAAAATGCAAATAACATAAACACATGCAAGTTAAGTGTAAGCGGACGTAGTAGGTGTACAGATAAAGTTTATCCGACAGACCTATTGCCTAAAGCATTTTATCCTACAAAGAAATTCTCAAAGGAAGATTTACCTCCTGTGAAAACTACCAGTAAGAAGCATATAAAGCGTTATGGACTTAACAGAAATAAAAATTGTGTAGTTTGTAATGAACCTACTGGAGGAAAACTATGTTTGAAGTGTTATAATGAGATTAAGGCTTCAAATATACCTAGTAAATCTACTCTTATAAGTGATTTACTTTCAGGACGTAGCTTACTTCAATTAGCTAAAGGATATGGAATTTCTGACAATGCATATCGGAAGTGGCTAAAGAAGTATAACCTTCCGACAAAAAGAAATTCTATAAAGGAATTTATACGAGCGTATCGTCAAGTGGTTTAAGACCGTGAGCCGCAACCTCACTATCGGGGGTTCAAATCCCTCTACGCTCTTTGCCCTTTGTGGCAATGTATTTCATATATCTCCTGTATCGTTAGCCTGTGTGATTGTAAAAGGTCACATGGGCATAGGAGCAAATCACCTAATTACCAAACACACAGTGTTATACTACACATACGTTGCTCCGAAGAGTCCCATAGTGCTATCACTGTGGGATTTGTTTTAGAAGAAAGAGGTTATTATGGCTAAGAAATCAGAGAAAAGATTATACTCAGATGAAATGCGTGAGCTAAGCTTTGCCTCCTTTGAGGATTTAAAGGCTTATGCTATCCGCTGGGGTCTTGAGGAATATGACGAAGAGATTGTTAAGGCTTTCGGACTTAAACGCTTTGCAGAAATTCCTCCAGCTACGCCAATGCGGATTAACGCTTTGAAGCAGATTTTTGAGAGTATTGAAAATGGCACAGCACGTATTGAGTGGGCTAACCGTATTGAAGGTAAACCTACACAAACCACTGTGAATCTGAACCGGGAAACAGAGAGTATTGAGGAGCTTGAGCGCTACACCAGTGCTCGTCTTGATAAATTATTTGAGGACTTGTAATGGCAAATTCACAGGACAAGATATTCATCAGGAACTATGATGATTTTAAAGCAAGGCTAAGCGAATATGTTAATCGTGTGATTAACGAAGTTCCTAGCGACAACTTTGAAGAGGCTTTAATAGGCTATCTTGTGGACCTTTACACTGACTCATTTTATGAGGAGCTTGAATATATCCTTAATGAACTTGGACTAGAGCTTGATGAGGTTGAGTATCGTAATGCACAGAATAGTATCAATCAATCAGGCTTTGCTAGAAGCAATTACACACGTCTAAAAGAGATTTTTGCCAGTAGGAAAGTTGATATTCTAAGTATTAGAGACGAAGTGGTTGCTGAAAAGGGCATACTAGACCAAGAAGAGATTGATAGAAGGATAGTACCAATTATTGAGCTTATCTCTGTGTCAGAGGTTCATATGGCTATTGAGAAAGCCTCAGTAGAGACTGCCAAGGTACTTCACCATATCACAGGAGAGGTAATCTACAAGCGGTGGAACTCTGTGAATGATGAGCGGACTTGTCCAATTTGTAGGCTTCTTGATGGGACTAGAGTTCCTGTGGGAATTTCCTTCATTGAGGGACTTGACCCAGAAGATGACGCTTATGACGTTGCTGTGAATTACTTAAGTTATACAGGAGGAGACTTTAGCTATGCCCACCCAAGATGTAGATGTTGGCTCACCTATGAAAAAGAGGAAATTACTCTCTAATAGGGAAAAGCTAAGCATACTGCTGGACACTGTGACTCCTAAGGAGAAGCTAAAGAAGGCAGTAAAAGGGTATATACCAAAACACTTTAAGAGAAATAGTATCAGAGAGACAAGAGGCTTTGATAAAGAGCTTGAGTATTATAAATTAGGCTTCCGTACAGCCCTATCACGGTTTAATATTGAGCTTTGGTGGTCACAGGCTGTGCAATTCGGAGCTTTCCTGAGTGGGGACTATAAAACAGGCTACTGTGTGGCTACTCCTCGTTATGGTAAGTCCTTCCTGTGTGGAATTATGAGTAATAATTTTGCATTTTCAGGGCAGAACTGCTATGCTGTAGGGTCAACCAATGAGTATTCAGGAATTATTATCCAACACGCCAGAGAAATCCTAGTAAATGCTCACCCCTCTGTGAAAGAAATGCTGAGTATGGACGAAAATGACGTATCGGCTGTTGATAGACGGCTAAAGCGTGGTCTGAGCTCATTCTCCAGTGAAGGGTTTAGCTTCCGTAACGGGGGAAAGCTAGAAGGACTCTCTGCTGGTAGTAACTTTACAGACCCATCTAAAATCCATGTAATCGGACGTGGAGGAAATATGTTTGGAGATGAAGCCAGCGATATTTCACCTTTAGCTCTAGGGCACATGGCACGTCGGGAGTTTGAAAGTGACACAGGTGAGAAGCTCATCATGTATCTAATCTCAAACCCCCGGTCACTGAACAGCTTCTTTGACTTTATGACCAAGGAAGAGCTGGCAGATGATGAGTTTGTCATGTGGCTAGACGTTGTGACTGCCATGGAAGAGGGTTCAATTAACTACACAAAAGACCAGCTCATGAAGTCAGGTTTTACAATCACAGAGGACTCCATAAGAGAAAACCTCCTGTGTGAGTTCCCTGTGGAACGGTCTAACTTCTTTGACGCTCAGCCTGATATTCTTGAAGAGTTTAATTCCCTTAACCCTGACCTTGAATGGTTTCTTGGAGTGGATAGTGCTTACAAGGGTGCTGACAGTATTCAAGTTACCTTGTCTTGTATAGACAAAGAGGGTCACATAACCGCTGTGGATACCACGGATATTAAGCCTAAGGAATGGATTGATGGTATCACAGCTAGAGACGTTGTGAATAAGATTATTACAATAGCCAATCAGTTTAAAGTAAGGGCTATAGCTATTGACTCAGGAGGAGGAGCTCATATTGTTCAGCCCCTTAAGATGGCTAGACTCTCTGGTAAACTAAAGGCTTATGTGTATGATATAGACTTCGGTGGTAAGGTCACAGAGGCTAAGAAGATAGCTCATGACCCTAGTGCCGAGTATGCCTTCAATAAGCGTGTAGAAATGCACCTTATGTTAAGAGGAATGATGGAGGCACAGCGTGTGTCCTTCATGACAAAAGTCTGGGACGTAATTGCTCGGCAGATGTCCTTTGTGTCAGAAATTCAGCGACCAGAAGACAGGCTTGTGAAACTTAGACCTAAATCTGAGATTAAGAAGCTAATTCACCAGTCACCAGACGAACTTGATAGTGTTCTATTGGCTATACACGCCATAGAGCTATTCTATTTGGAGGACCACTAATAAATGGGAAAAAAGAGAAAGAATAAGAAAGTACAGAAGCCTCAGCAAGAACAGCTGAGTAGACGTACACCAGAGGAGCTTGAAGGCGTAGAAGCCATGGATAAGTTCTTTAACTCTGCTGTGGAAGACCGATTGCTCTATACTTCTAGTGGCTATCGTGAAATGCCTATTGGAAAAGACCTTGAAACCATTGAGAAGCTCGCCCTGAGCCTTCCTGATGTAGATTACATTCTTGATAGTATTGTGTACTACATGTTCACCAACCGGCTGACAACGAAGGACGAAGAGAAGGATAAGCTCCTTAATAAGTTCCTACAGGAAACAAATTTTAACGGTCAGCGTAATATTGATGTCCTGCAAGGTGTGGCTAAGGGCTACCGAAAATATGGTTATTATGGGCTCTATAATTCAGGGAATGGTCTTGTAGGAGTTCACCCTAAAGACATTCTTGCTATAAATATCCCATATCCTGACCACCCTGTGTTACGCCAGACGTTGGGCTATGTGATTAAGCGTACAGACGACGCTCATGCTATTGTAGACCGTATCACAGGCTACAGTAAGGGATATTCTAACCTTGACATTGAAGCCTATATGGATTTGTTACAACACCCAGAAAAGTACAAGGACGATTTGCTCCTTGTTACTGAGGATAACTTCTCCTGTGTCAAGTTGGATACTTCCAAGGTATTCGGTATCAGTCCACTACTTAAAGACCGCAAGCGTGTGCAACTGCTCTTGAACATTCTTGATAGAATGAACTATGATATTGCTCGAAATGGTATCGGTACGATTGCCCTACAAGCAAAGGATAGTATCATTGATAGTATTGAAGAGGGTGAAGCAGAAGGATTTGTACCTAGTGCTGGTCAGCTTCTTGACATGGGGCGTACTGCTAAGAAGGAACGTGCTGACAAGATTGCTAAGGACATGGAAGATATTTCACAGAAGTTGTCAGAAACAGAGTATAATGACGCTATTGTGTACTCTAGTAAGTTTGAGAACCTTCTCCAGCTGACACGGGATACCAAGGCTGTGGACTTCCTAGATTATCTGTCATTGTATGCCTCATCTATCGTGGCTCAAATGTTTGGAGTACCTGCAAGGCTATTTGACCTTGGTAAGACGGTATCAAATATTGGTACACACAGTATCATTGACAACTCAATGAAGAATAACATTATCCCTATGCGGACACACTTCATTGGTCAGTGCTCACGGCTTCTTGAAAATGCAGTTGGACTCAATCACCATGAGCAGGATATTACATTCGCAAGTTATGAGTTCTCTAAGGACTACAACTATAGCAATGACATGACAATTCTTGAAGTTTATGATAGACTTAAGGAAATCAACCCAGAGAAGGCAGAAGCCTATCTGGATAAAAATCTAATTATTTAAGGAGATATACAACAATGCCTAGAAAGAAAGTTACTGTTGAAGATTTGAACGAAGCTTTTGTGGAAGCCGTTCATGATGATACTCCAATGGCTGTGGCTACTAACTCAGGTAAAGTAGTGAGTGGTGACACACGGAGAGTTGGAGAGGCACGTAAGGTAGATTATGAGCTTGAGTTCTGGTTGCCTGTGCCTGAGGATTTTGACCCAGCAGGTTCTGACTTAGAGCTTGTGATGGGAGGAACAGCTTATGTGCAACGTGTAGAGGCTAAACAGCGCTTTATCTCAGCCCGTATTGGTCGACGTGTCCGTAACTATGCCTCACGTGTGGCTATTGCCTTTACTAATTTCAAGGAAGATGGTTCTACAGAAGTTTACACAGCAGAAGATTTCTTCAAGCTGTATGAAATTTTTGACGATAATGTCATTGAAGCCTGTGAAAATATTATTGTAGAGGTGCTAGGAGTTTCTACCAACCTCATTCAGTACATCACAGATGAGTCAATGATGGAGAACGTCCTGAAAATTATGCAGAACAATCCCAGCTTTTTTCAGACAAATTAGTTACCTGATTAACTACGGCTGGGCACTGACCTGCGGTATTATTCAAGAGAGAGAGGAGTGGAGAGGGCTTGCATATGATGATGTAATCCCTGTGCCACTCGATGAGATAGATGAGCAAGTTCTTGTCTTAACCAAGGAATACAATATTCCATACCTTACTCTCATGGACGATACAACTTACACAGATATTGGTGTATTATATGCTAAGGTTGCCAACTCTAAGGCTTTTGAGGCTTATAGCCAATACATTAGCCTAGATGAGAAGGGCAGGGCAGACCATGTGAAAGACTATGGAGAGCCTAAGCCTTATGAATATGAGGTAATCACTGCTGAAATGCAGGAACGATATGCGGAACAGCAACAGAATGAGTTGCAAAAGATGTATAAGAGACAAAGGAGTATTTGATGTCTTCAATTATTACAGATGTGTTAGGATTTATTGAGGAAAAACGAGGAGCTATTAAGCCTGAGTATGTCCGTAATGGTAAGCCTGTTTACACACTACGAAACTATGCTGATATGACTGACCTTGACGCTGATGTGTTGCTTAACGGAGGTCAATTTAACTTAGCGGAGAAAGTACCTACATTTGGACGTGGAGGAAACTTGCTTCGTACACCACGCACCTCCTACGCTGTGAACGTAGAGATTGCATTTGATAACCGTGTGAAAATTGAGAAACACACAGACGCTAAAGGTAAGGAGAGTGATGTTTATGTCTTTGTTGTTGACCAACGAGCTCTTATGGACCAATCTTCTGGACATATCTACGCTAACTTCGTTGTTGGCTATATTATAGGTCCAGACGCTAAGGGCAAACCAGAAGTTAAGGGTACTAAGCACATCAAAGAAGATGAGTTTGTGAATGACTATGACCAGACATTTGACCCATCTTCCATGGAAGAAGTTATGGAGCTTATCAACAAGTACCGCTTGCAACATGGTACAGCCAAGGTTATTGATGAGCTGAAATTCAATAAATAGTAAAAATAAAAGTGCAGTGTGCGGTTTGACTTACTGTGCTTTTTTTGATATAACTAGGTAGACAATTATTAAGGAGGACAGACATGGTACGCAAGTATAAAACTACTACTGTTAAGCCAGCTGCACCAAAACTAACTCCCTCAAAGGAAAACAAAATCAAAGTCGCAATTATGAACCTAAAACTTACGGTTGGTTCACAAGAAATGACTTTCAAATCACCTTTGGCTGAGCAAATTTTGGCAAAGGTTAAGCACATTATTGTGGGACGTGAACAGGTTCAGTATTTTGATAAAGCTGAAAACAAGTTCAAGTCATTTACTTATTGCTGTGGTGACAAGTATGAA